GCAACTAAACACATCACCTATCTTCACTCAAGGAATTGAATCTTCGCAAGTGTCCAATATGGATATGGATTTGGAAGGCATGAAACAAGCCTGTCAAATTTTCCGCGATAATATCTACACTGACAAAATTCTCGCTGTTGTGCGCGAATGGGTAAGCAACGCTGTCGATGAGCATTTGAAACACGGCATCGAGAATCCTGTTCAGACTGGCGTAAAAGAAGGTCGCTTCTTTGTTCGCGACTTCGCTAACGGTTTGGATGACAACGGCATTCGCAACGTGTTTGGCAAATACTTCCGCTCCACAAAATCAAACAGCGATCAACCTATCGGTGGTTTTGGTGTAGGCGCAAAAGCGGGTCACTGTTATCAAGATGTTTTTTACGTTACTTCTTTCTATAATGGCACGAAGACTGTGTATTCGTGTGTTCTTGGCGGCGACGAATCTGGCGCATCTATTGGTCAAGTGATTGAAATGTCACAAGAGCCAACTACTGAAAGTGGTTTGTTGGTAGAAATTGACATCAAAGAAGATCGCTCTAATTATGGCGATATTGGCACGTTTTTAGTTTACGCTCAAACGATGGCTGCTACGGCTACCTTGGCTAAAGTAGAAGTGGTAGATGATAGTGGACATGCCGACATAGTTAAAGAAAGCAAAAAAACCCTGATTTTGGAAAAAGACGGCATTCGATTCTATTCGTTTGAAGATACAGTGGCTTCGTTTTTTGGTAGGGATTACGTTATCACCATGGGCGGAGTGAAATACAATACTCCAGATAGCTTTAGTGAATTCGCATTTGAAAAAAACTGCTATCCGCAAACAACTATTCAGATTGATGTTCCTGTTGGATTTTTTGAAGTTCCTATTTCGCGAGAGTTTTTCCGTGAGACTGCAAAGTTTACCAACGGTATCGCCAAGTGCGAAGCTATTCTTGGGGATTTTATTAATCAACAGAAACAATCTCTTGGAGACTTGTCGCTGTCGCAATTGTGCCTCAACAAAAATAATCAATCGCAATTTTTTAAATTTAAAAATTCAGCATTTGTTCACGCTAAAGTAGCAATGCCTCTTTTAAAAGTTGGTGTAGTGGGCGATGTGTCTCACTCAGCCCTAGAGCATAAAGGTCGCAAGTTTGTTGCTATTGTTTCTAACTCTCACCATCATCGCTGCGATCAAGTTGAAAAGCTGAAAACATGGTGCGCTGACAATTCTAAAACTGTTTTCTTTGTAACTAAAGATTGCATGGAGCATATTTGCACGGCAGTCACACATCACCAAGTTGATTCTGATTTGGTATTCCGAGCAGTTTCCTCGCTTTACCCCAAACAAAAAGGCGGCGGTTACACTGATGGAAAGTTTTCAGTTTATCGTCGTGGTTATGGTTCATCTTTCCGCGCTTCGGCACTAGAACTTCATAATCGTTATTTTGGTGTTGATCATTCTTTAGACGATGCAAAAGCTTTTTTGGCTCAATTAGCTCAAAGTGATTCTGTTTCAGAGTTCAAAAAAATTATTTTGTATGCTAACGGATTTGAGCAATCTTTCTCATTTGCGTCTGTTTCCTTGAAAAAAGATTTGGCTACTCTTGGATATTTGAAGTATGATGATGGCGCTACGAAAGACACCTTGAACAAATTGAATGAAATCAGCGGAAAAGTGCAGACTGCTCGATATGCACTACGCGCTCGATTCACTGCGTGTAGAAATCTATTGACAAAGGAAACGCAAAGCATTTTATTAAGCAGAATCGACAAAGATGTTTATAATCCAAAACTTTCAAAAACAATGGACTGCATTGAAAAGATTGTCGAGGAATTAAAAAACAATAAAAATGAACTGGTATCAACCTTTACGAACTTAGCGCTCAACAGCTACCACTTCCAACCTTCTCGCTCTGATGTAAGAAAATTCATCAAAGCCGCAAAATAATCCTTGACAAATACACAAAATAACAATACATTAATTGCGCACGAGCTATTAAGCAATCAAACATAAATATGAAATACATCATCAATCAAACAGGAATCGTCCTATTCATGAACAACAAACCACAAAAGTTTGTTAGCTCAGACCCCAAATACGCAGCTATTATCGCGGCACTACGCTTGCCATCCGATGAACAAGAGGCGGCAATTAACAAAGCTCTGCAAGAAGCAGATGTGAATCATAACATTGAACAAAAAGGATTTAGTGTTAATACAGCAACAAAAGAAGTGTCATATTATGGAGAACTGCTTCCAGCACCATTGGCGCAGAAAGTGTTTTCTTTGATTCAGCAGAATGTTCCAGTGACTCTACTAGAGAAGTTCTGGGAAAACCTCAAGCAGAATCCATCATATAATTCTGTTCGCGAACTGTATGACTTTTTGTCTTACAAAGAACTTCCGATCACAGAGGATGGCTGTTTCTTGGCGTATCGTGGTCTTCATGACAACTTCTATTCTGTATCTGGTAATCTGGAAACAAAAGTGCTGCAAGGCGCTGTAAACAGCAAAGGACAAATCTACAATGGCGTAGGTGAGCATATCGAAGTGCAACGCAACTGCGTTGACGATGATCGCAATAACCACTGTTCGTTTGGTATTCATGCTGGTTCGTGGGACTATGCTCGCGGATGGTCTCGCGGCAAAATGGTCGTCGTAAAAATCAATCCAAAAGATGTTGTAAGCGTTCCTTCTGATTGTAATTGTCAAAAACTACGCTGCTGCGCTTATACTGTCGTGTCGGAAGTTCAAGGCGAAATTCTTGCTCCTGCCACAGATAATGATGGCGAAGCTTTGGAAGATCAATCTTTTAAAGAAGAAGTCGGCAATCGTAACAAGGTGATTGATAGAGTCGAAAAATACTTGAATCGTAAACTCGATGACGGTGTTGAGGATGTCGCTTTTAGAGCAATCCAAAGCTGCTTCTCTCCTGATTGCCCTAGCATGGCTGAGATTGCTGATGCTGTGAATGCTTTAGGCTTCACTTGGTATTCTCAAGAAGGTAAGAAATTTGTTGATTTGCGTTAACTAAAATGAGGGGGTGAAAGCCCCCTCATAAATTACTTATGGCTACAAAAAATAACATTACAGGCGACGAGATAAAGAGCAAAATTCTTTCAAAACAAGGTCGCGAAAATTGGGATAAAGCTTTTGCAAAAAAGACAGCAATCGAATGGGCGCAGCTTGATGAAATCATTATTTTAGATCCTGATGGATTTCGAGACGACGATGGAATTACATTCGAAACGCCGATTTCTTATGCTGAATATAGCAAACGAATTCCATTCTCGACTGTGATGCTGAAAAAAAATCCTATTTAATCAATTTTTAAGTGTAAAAATAGACATGACAGAAGTATTTATTCCTATCGTCTTGGATATTGTTAAAGCTTACCCGTGGTTTCCAGTGGTAACAAGCGCTGTCGCACTAGCTTCTGCTGTGGCTGCTGTGACTCCGACACCTAAAGCTGGAAGCATTTGGTCCAAAGTCTACAAAGTAGTCGATATTGTCGCTTTGAACTTTGGCAAAGCTAAGCAAAAATAATCATTAAAATAGATTAAAAAATCCCACTGAGCTAGAGAAATAAAATACTCTGGCTCAGTTTTTTTTGTTGACAAGCCGCAGATGATATGAGATTATCAGCTTGTGCAGAAACTGATACTAAGACACGATTGGAACATTCCTTACGAAGCGTCAGGAACTATAGTCATCCCATTTGAATACGAATCACTGGAACATGCTTATGTTCACTTTTGTGATTTACGAGAAAAGGATGAATACTTTTTCTGTTTTTTGGGTCACGAATTTAACAAATCTGATGAAAATGTCGAATTCTTTACTTTAGAAGAATGGTTTGAGCGTTATAAATTTAAACAACAATAAAAAATATGGAAACAGCAGCGGAATACATTACAGAAGAAATTAAAAAAAATGCGGAAGAATATTATGGCGGCGAACTTCAAGATGCCGAGTATGAATTTCGCGAAAGCGGTGAACCATCTGGTCTGTCAAGAGGCATGTTCTCAAGAAACTATGAATGCGAAGAGGTAGCGAAAGTTCTTGATAATGGTGTTGCCGTTGGATGGACTTACTGGTATGGAGGTGGGAAGTATGGAGAACCAGAAGCGATTGATTGGATTTATGAATCTTATCTGTTAGATGTCACTCAAGAAACTAAAGTAGTGAATGTTTATAAATTTAAACAACAATGAAAAAAAATCAATTAATCGAACAGCTTCAAAAAATCAAAGGCAATCCCGAAATCAAAATGTGGAATGGGTATGTTGAGGATTGGATGAACATTGGAATTGTGGAATGTGAATTGGTGAAACGATGCGCAGAATATATTCGTTTCTGTATTGAAATGGAGTGGAAACAACAAAACAAATCTTGGGAAATCCCCGCTGATGTTCAACAGCATCTTGATCAGATCATCAACGAGCAAATTAAAACGGAAGAGTGGGAATTCCCGAACCGATACCTAGATGAACAGGGAGAAAAAGAATGGTATGGCAAGAACAGAAAAAAGGTCGTGATAATCGAATCGACGAAAAGAAACAAAACATCTTATGATAGACTTGGAGAAATCAGCTATTAATATGAAACTACCAAACAAAGAAGAATTTAATTACAAAGATTGCGTCATCGCTGGTGACGAATGTTGGCTCATTACACCAAAAGATATGAGCGTCAAATGGAACGACGAAAATGCTCGTTTCCGTTCTTGTGTAGTTCGTAAATCTGACAATTTTGTAGTCAGTCAAGGTTTTAAGAAATTCACTAACTTTGGAGAGCAACCAGCATTTGAACCATGGAAAGATTGTTGGAAATTTGAAGCGAGACACAAGTTGGATGGCAGTCTTTTGATTGTTTCTTGCTACAAGGGTAAGTGGATAATTAGAACTCGCGGCACTGTGAATGCTCGTTTACTACCCAATGGTTATGAGATTGATTTGTTGGTGGAAAAATATAAAAAATTCTTTAAAGATAGTGATGCTTTTGATAGTGTATCAGCATTAGAGCAATCTTGGTTATTTGAATGGACTACTCCGTCCAATATTATTGTATTGAAAGAGTCCGATGAGTATGAATTAACTTTAATTGGTATTGTTTCCAATGAGGATGCAGTATACTATAGTCAGGCATATGTAGATATATGTGCGATTCAATACGATTTTAAACGTCCAGAGATGTATCATTACAATTCTGTTTCCGAGTCTATTGCTGATGTCACTGCTTGGAAAGGTAAAGAAGGTGTTGTTATTTACTCTCCCAATGGTCAAACTCTCAAGAAAATCAAAGCTAGTGAATACTGTGAACTTCATAAAATTGCTACTGGAATTAAAAATGTAAAAAATGTTCTGGATGTGTTTATGGAGTCTCCGAAGTTTATCAATTTTAATGATTTTTATAAACACATTGAAACACTTTTGGATTTTGAAATCGCGGAAAAATGCAAACCATTTATCCAAGAAATCACTGATGCCTATACTAAATTCGTAAAGTGTGTAGATAATATGAATGAGCGAATTCCTTTTATTCGGAATTATGAAACTCGCAAAGAACAAGCAATGGCAATTCAAGAAGAGTTCCGCGATTGGAAGACTGCGATTGCATTTATTTTGCTTGACAAGCGTGACATTGATGATAAAATCGTGCGCAAAGCAATGGAGAAGATTTTAGAATTATGAAAAAAGATCCTGATATTCTTGATATTTTACGTCATTACAACAAATTGTCGCAATCAATTCGAATCGTTGAAAATGAGTTAGAAACAATTCGTCAAAATATTCCCCGCGCAGCGGATGAAATTGTAAAGCTGAGAAAAGAAAACAAAGAACTTAAAAAACAATTAAAACAAAAACTAAAAACAAAATAAATATGAAAGAAACATTAACACTAAAAGCAAAAGAAGCAAGACTAATTGCTTATGGCGACCACGAATTATTCGAAACTGTAACATCAGAGATTACAGACACAACCCGATGGTCAATTTGTTATGAAAAAATTGCCAAGCGGATTTCTGATGGTAAATTTTTCAAGCTCAATTATCGAGTTGGCGCAACCGAAATGCAAGATGAATCGCCTTATGAATGGGAAGATGAAGTCTCTATCCCTGAAGTATTCCCTGTAGAAAAAACAATTATCGTATACGAATAACGTGCCTAAATGTTTATACTGTCGAAAGGCAGAAGCTACATGGGTTTACATGCCTAATGGAGAATGCGCCTGTGACGACTGTGTGCCAAGAAAGTGTTCCTGCAACATAGAGCCAAAAGACGGCAATTGGGAAAGCACAGATGATAACAATTGGGAGTATGCAATGGATGAAAATGGAAGACATTTACCTTGCTGTGAATGGAGTCGAGAACAATAAAATAAATAAAAAATGAAAAAAACACTAGCAACGAGCGCAACTTGCGGTCCATGTCACTTGCTTAAAGCAAGACTGGAAAAATCTGCAATATCTGTGAATATAAAAAGCGTGGATGAAACCGAAAACATTCCTTGGTTTCGTGAAAAAAGCATTAGAAATGTTCCAATGCTTATTATCGAAGATGATCAGGGAAATGAGATCGAGCGAATTACAGGCGTAGAAGATATTTACAACAATTTAAAACAATGAAAAAAACACTATTGGCGCTATTAGCCACGACAATGTTAGCGAATGCTTTGGAGTATGGAAAAGCTTCTTTTTACTCTGTGAAAACAAACGGGGGATCAATTACTGCAAGCGGTGAAAGACTCGATGATGCAAAGTTAACTGCTGCGCATAAGACTCTTCCTTTTGGGACAATCGCGAAAGTAACTAACTTGTCAAATGGTCGCTACGTATTTGTAAGGATAAATGACAGAGGACCATTTATTTCGGGCAGAGTAATTGACGTTTCCCTTGCCGCAGCAACATCGCTCGACTTCAAACATAAAGGTATCACAAAAGTAAAAGTAGAATCAGTAAAAAAATAACTTGACAGTCTTTAACTTATCTGTTTAAATCCTCCCGCACAACATTATGAAAACCAACAAGCTGCAAACTATTAAAAAAGGAGATAAACAACATGGACATCATTGCCGCAACTAATGTATGGAACGCTTTTATTACTTGTGTGATGGTGATTGCTTTTATTATTGTGGTAATTTCAACACCATGATGTTTAGTATATTAAAATCAACAACTATACCGCAAAACAATGAACATTGACGAAGACTACAACATTACAACTGATGACGTTTTGGCATCTATCAAATCCATTGACGATAAACTGTCTATGGCAAAAGAAGGATGGAGTGATGCTCCTGTAGATAAAAAATCAAAGTGGATGGTAACAATCAATCAACTACTAGACGATAGACTCTTGCTAATGAACATGCGAGACAAATATTGTAGCTGAAAACAACTACAAAAAAACTTATAATAAATCGCGGGATAGTGTAATGGTAACATGCGAGTCTCATAAGCTAGAGCTACGGGTTCGACTCCCGTTCCCGCAACCAATTTTCGATACAAAACAAAACACTTTTATGACAGAAGAACCATTTATGAAAATGGACGGATATGAAGACTGCATCGTGGGGGTCGTCGAGCAATTCGGCAGACCCCATATTCTTTGCTATGATAAAAGAAAAATTCTGGCGAAGCTAATAGACGATGGAATGTCGTATGATGAAGCAGAAGAGTTTTTTGAATACAATCAAATTGGCGCTTATGTTGGCGAATCTACGCCATGTTTCGTGACTCTGATGACTGAAAGCGATAAACATTTATTTCAAACTTCAGGTATAGTAGCTTATGAGAGCGAAAATTAATCTCAAAAACTTTGAAAAGTTCAAAGAATACGCGCAGGAATATTGCCAAAAGCACGGCAAAACAATTACATTAGTTCCTCGTAAAACTGTATCACAAGAAGAATTTAAAGATTTTAAGTGCGGTGGTTTTTGCGATGGAGATGAAATGGTTGTAGCGAGTAAGAATCCTAATTTTTATACTATATTTATTCACGAATTTGCTCATCTTACACAGGCAGTTGAGCAAATCCCGATGTGGTATGAGTCTGGAGACATTTGGAGCGCATTACAGAAGGGCAAGGTCTCTCTGGCACAATGGGACGAGTTTGTCAAAGTAATTGCTGTAGAGAGGGATTGTGAGCGCAGAGCGCTGAATTTAATCAAGAAATTTAATATCACTAGCCCCGAAATCTATGCTTGTAATGCTAATATTTATTTGTATTATTATCAGTATGTGTTTCTAACTAAAAGGTGGTCACGCCGCAAAAGCTTGTATGAATGCGAGAAACTACATGATCTAGCGCCAAAGAATCTGCTTCCTGCTAGTCATTTTAGCAATATCAATATGGAAGTAATGACTTGTTTGTTTGATTACTATAAAAGATAATTACTTTTTGATGTATTTTTCAGGATCTTCTTGAAATCGTTTGCCAAGTTTGATGATTCCATTGATTATTTCTGGACTAATGACACCGATAATGCCATAACAAATAGCTTTATAGAGCGAAGAAATATCTGTCTGCTCCAAAATAAACCATGCAATAGAAGAAGAGATCGCCGCTGCGGTGATCTTTTTTGCGTATTCGATCATGCCGACTTTTTTCTGTGCTGACAATAAACGAGCCAACATTGCTGCCGCACCAATTAGAGGAATGACCCAACCACCCTCCAAAAACTCCTTGATTATTGATTTTTCTGGCTCCATTTGCAGCTATTTACACGAGATTTTTTTATTTAAAATGCTTTTTTAAGGCTTCGTAAAATTTAGCAAATTCTTTTGGATTAAGATCTTTTTTGCGATTTGGAGCAATCGTTCTGTGGTCAGTAACCATGTCAAGAGTGATATTCCACTTCTTCATAAGTGGCACAATATATTCAATTGCAGACTCAATTGCGGCAGTTTGTAGCGGTTCTGTGTATGAACTACGCTCAAATGCCACACCAATAGAGCAGTTATTGAGGCTTGTCATGCCTTTAAACGAGCTTATGCCAGCATGATACGCTCTATTGTCATCGCGATTCGTGATTGTGCGTCTGCCGTCACGCGCAATGATGCAATGATAGCTAGCATAAAGTCTTTCTCCAGTCGATGGATTGTTGATTTTGCTAGTCCAATCAATAGAGCCGTTGTAATTGCCTTCTGTATCGTGCATAATAATAGCCTTGGGAGCGATTTTACGAGCGCGTGGTCCGTTTGTTTGAGGCGACAAAGCAACTGTTTCAGGATATTTATTAGGCATTTTATTTGATGTTTTGGGGGCAGAAAGCGGCAAACTTGGGGTCGAAGATTTCGCCCCAAGTAAACTTGCAAGTTTTGAGAAAAGGTTTTTCACTTTCCTATATTTACACCGTATTTTTTTAAGTATTCTTCATTTCTTCAATAAATTGACAAATCATTTTGTCTCGCTCGGTTGCTTTTCGAACTCTGAATTCAGTCTCAAAGGAGTGAGAAGAATAAACAGTCGTTTTATGAAACACCCAATCTTCACTATTATCGCCATCTACACGTATCGAATAAGATGCTTTCCAATCAAAAACGGTACAAATATACTTGATAGCGACATCTTTTGCCTCGGAATGTGAAAGATCAACACTAATCATCTGTGATACTTTGGCTGAAATCATGATAGTTTAACCTCCAATGGCGCAAATTGTTCGATTTCTCGGCAGAAACCTTGAACTTGTAGGGTATCGAAGCTTTTTGCCGCCATTTTGAGTATCAAGATTTTTTGCATAAACTTGCTATAGTCATCGTTTTGATAAAACAACTCACCAGTTTTTGAATTGCTGATGTAATCCTCACCGATTTTATATTGTAGAGGATCAATAACTAACTCCAGTGGATGATAGCTGCAAAATCCCAGAACATAATTAACAATGTCGTGGTATTTGATATTAATTTTCATATTAGTAACCCCAGGCTTTTAGTGTGTGTTCAAAAGGATTTCCATCTATTTGCTTAACAAGCTGTAGCATTTCATCAGCAATATCGCGAATTTCTTTTTGAGCATGTTCGCTACGACGAAGCTTGATGAAGTTAGCAAAAGATCGCATGTTGAACATGATGTCTCCTTCAATTTGACTATTGTAAGTCTTGAAGAAACGAGCGCTTTCTTTTGATCGTTTGCGCCCAAGAGTAGGCTCAAGCTGTTCCAAGCATTTATGATAAAGTTCATCGCCCAGTTTAGTATATTCTGCCAAGACAGTGGTCCAATCTTCGCCATGGACATCAATAGTTGTTCCAAATCTGTCCGAAATAAATGAAGCAGGAATACCTTCCCAATCATTGGGAATATAAAACTTGTCTTCCTTTAGCTCTTTGTATCGAGCGGATTCTGCATTGATGGATGCTATACGATGTTTAAGCAAATGAATGTGACTCGCAATTTCTGTATCAACTAGGAAGTGAACCACTCCCTTTTCAAACGGTGTTTCATGTCCATTGTTCCATAGCATGTCGATCAATTTCGGAATACGAGATTTCTTATCCTCTGTCAAATCGCGACTTGTTGAAGTCCATGCGCTACAAGCGATAATTTCATCGCTTCCATAATGCCCTAGTAGGGTTACTTTATTTGTCATCTTTAATAATATGAACGTGTATTTTTAATCCTTTATTTGTGGAGTAATCAATCATGTGCTTAGTGCCTCTGCTTACTCCATCCCAGACTGCGATCAATGCATCTGCATAGTCGCCCATTTGTTTATTTCTAATAATTCCAGCAGACTTGCCAAGAGCTTTCCAATCAGCGGGAAATTCTTTTACAGGTATGTTAGCGTTATAGGCAAAAGTCTCTCCAAATGTATCTGCGCCCCTCGCTTTACCACAGACGACTTCTGTGACTGTCCATGGACATGTTTTGATGGCATCGACTACATCTTGATAGGAAACTTTATCTCTGCTTCCAGCGATAATTGTTTTCATTAAATAAGTTTCAAAGAGTTGATGATATTGTTGAGTTGACGCGATTTTGCATCAATGGGAACATTGTGAATATCAGTGTTTCCATGACGATTTTCAATCACAAAATAAAATACATTCGCCCCGATTTCTTTTGCCTTTTTATCGTAAAAAGTAAATTCTTGCTCTCGACTATTAGTATTTGCTACCACGATAGCATCAACCTGTTCGTCTTGCAATGCCGCAACAAAAGCGTTGCGACAGTGTTCGTGAGCCTCTGGAGTGCGCCACGCTTCGAATTGATATACGCCCTCATCAGAAGTAAAGAAATCATCGGCGCAGCAAATTTTTACATTGCCGCCAAACAATGTCGCAGCAGTGGATTTGCCAGATCCACTTACTCCGCGCAGAATAATTACATTTTTATTTTTCACTTGATATTTAGTTTTGCTTTGATTTCTTCAAGAGAGGTAAAGATCGTGTATCCTCCAGTTTTTTCGTAAACATGATCGACGCACGTATTGATGTATTGAGGATCATCTTTCCAAACGCCACACCAAGTTTTCTTTTGAATGCTTTTGGAGTGAACGTGTCCGTGAATGTTTGCCACTCGACCTCGCATTTCAAGCGGGTGAATAGGACAGTGCGTTAGCCACATTCGCTTGTATGACAACATGCCATAGATTTCATCAAATACTTCTGCTTGGAGTTTTGTTGAAACATAGTCATCGTGATTTCCTTTTACAAGGATTTTACGACCACGCAGTTTTTTGTAAACCTCCAAAGCCTCATCAGAAAATGCAGCATCGCCCATGACGTAAACAGTGTCATTTTTGCGGATAGTGCGCTGCCAATAATTACAAAACATCGTCGTATTTTCTTCCACAGATTTTACCCATGGTCGATATTTAGGGATGTTCTTGTGACCCAAGTGTGGATCGCCTACGAAATATGCGCTCATTTTGATTTGCCTTGATCTACGAAATCGTAAAGCTTAAATGGGTTCGTGCCATTGGCAAAATCGAACTCGCTATATTGAAAAACATAGCCGCCGATTTTTTTTGCGCAATCTCTTGCCCATTGTTCTGCACCTTTTAATGCTCCATCATACGATTGATGGAAGTTATTTTTTTTGTCGAATACTCTGTATTTGCTGTGCGCCATATTGTTATTTTATTGTTTCTAGGATAATTAGAAAGATTATTGCTGTGATTGTTTGAAAGTTATTCATAAGTCAATTTGAAAGCAACTCGTCCAGTGTCGAAATTGTTGGTAACGTAACAGTCAATGAATATTTCGTTGCCGTCAATTTGCGTGGAGTTAATTTGCATTATGTATTGAACTTTGTCAAGAACTATTTTGTGTAATTTTTCGGGCATTGGTTTAAATTCCTCACAAATAGGCTCGTCGCCAAGCTTCCATGGAAAGAGGTGGTTTTGACCGATGATTGTTACTTTAGGCATTTTCATTGTTTTTTAAGTATTGTGTGTTTGATTCCGTCAACGATGTCTGTCATTTTAATCAAAGAAAGAAGATCTTTACGCCCTCTTCTTTGGTAGCCAGTATACAGTGGCATACGAACCTCTACGTTGAGTTGAGAAAGATCGCATAGCTTTTCACAGAGCCGCGCCAAAAGCTTTCTGTCTACAAGTAGAAAGTCGTGTTCACGCTCAAATGCAATGATGTCGGAAGCTCCATAAAGCCAACCCCTTTTTCCTTGCACGTTTGCAAACTCAATCCACACTACGTCATCGTTATATTTGTCATCTGCGCGTTTTACTTTCTTGCGCGATTTTACATCCACTGCTGTTCTTGGGAGCTTCGCTCCTTCGACCCAATAGTCAATGTGACGAATCTCTTCTTGAAAAGAGGATTTCTCGCAAGATAAACCTGCTTTTGTCGTAGAGCTTTCAAACGAGGACTCAGCTTTATCGCCGCTCTCGAATGCTTCGCCTGTTTTGTCGTATCTGTTTTTATAAGCCATCTCTAGTATATAATAGCAAAATCTTGCCATTGTCAAGGGAAAATTTTGCGTTGGGATCTTTTTTTTGGATGAAATTTAAAAATGGTTTTAATTTGTGCTTGCGTTTAATTTCTGTGGCAAATGTAAGATGGCAATTATTGCGATCCCAATATTGGTTGCGAAAAAAACCAAAATCTTTTACCACTGTATCAGCGTCGCCAAAAACAAATTCTATTGTTATTTGAGACGCTTCGCGCTTAATAGAAATAAAGAATCTTAAATGATCTCGTTGCATGAGATAAAAAATGTCACTTGTTTCTACAAGATATTCGTAGTATTTTTTAATTTGTGTTGTGCGGATTGACGGATTTTTAATTGAGCAAAAATCATAAGGCTTAGAGCGAATACAAAAATTTTCAAATGCTGATCGAACTATAGGATTGCTGTTGTTTAACTGCTGAAAGTTCATTTTTTTAATTTATAATAGTGTAAATTAGAGTATGGCACAAGGACAAGATCGGATAGCAAGCAGTTTATTGGACCTGCAACCCACAGCTATTATAGAGCTTTTTTTACTCTATTTCAATACTGTTGACAATCCAAATGCATTTATTGCATTTCATGGTGGATCTGTCTATAACAAAGGAATTGTGTGGCAAGGTATTGAGTATTTGCCTATTCCTGTAGAAACTGATGGCTTCGAAGTAAATGCCAACGGTCAATTGGCTAGACCCAAAATACGCATCTCTAACAAGGATTATTTCGCCACTGATTTGTTGATTAATAATGACGATCTACAATTCGCTAAAATCGTTCGCAAAAGAACTTTTGTAAAGTATTTGGATGACATTAACTTTGACGGTGGAAACCCTTGGAGTCAAGCAGATGCATCAGCAGAACTTTCTAACGATACTTTTGTTATCGGTCAAAAGACGGCAGAAAACAAAGTATTTATTGAGCTGGAGTTGACTTCACCATTAGACTTGGAGAATTTTGAAATTAATAATCGTTTGATTATGTCTCGATATTGTTCTTGGCATTATCGCGGCAATGGGTGCAATTATAATGGCATTCCCGTTGCTACTGAAGAAGGAGAAAATCTGAATGTAGCAAATCCAGTTGACTGGTTCACTAATCAGGCTCAAAAAAAATGGTCTGAGCAAGAGTTTTATGCTTCGGGCAGTGCCGCATATATTGAGAATCAAAAAATTACCATTGCTAATCCAAAAAATACATCGCAAACTGAATTTGCAAAAATTTGGTATGTTTGTCAATCTGGACACAGCGGTTCTAGTTCTACAATACCCGATAAAAATCCATCGCTCTGGAAGCGAGATGGCTGCAATAAAAAACTAGATGGCTGCAAATTGCGTTTTGGCAAAGGATCAATTGAATTTAATGAATCAACTGTTCAAAGAACAGCATATTTTGTTGATTTTACATCGCGCAATAAAACACTACGCTATAATAATATCGCTCCTGATGCTGTCGTATCTGGATCTTCTTCAATACCTGGATCGCCAGCAACTAATGTTGTAAATTTATTAACAGGAGCAAATGATTTTTGGCAAGCGAGCGGCAAAGCTAAAACAGGAGCAATGTTAACTTTTGAATGGTCAAGTGCTAAAAATATCAATCGAATTGATTTATATGATAATCCTTCTACAAAGCTTCATTTTAATAATGCTTATATTCGTTTATTTAACGAAGCCGACTCGGTAATTCAAAGTGGAACACTTAGTGTGCCAACAAACGGAACGCGAGCAACTACAGGATTTGCTAATCAACTAGTCAAAAAAATTATTATTTCAGGAAGTGGAGTAACAACAGTTCCGTCGTTAAGTGAAGTGGCTATATTTGAAAACAACCCACCGAATTTACTTTACTATGATCAAGAAACAGTTTCATTGCATAGAAACGACTTTTTCCAAATCTCTACATGGATTGGATTGAGTGGTCGAGATTTATATTCGAATGAACTTTATTCAGTATTTCACAATATCAGCGGTGGTTGTCGATATAGTGGCATTAATTTATATCTTTCTGGACAAAATCTTTTACTAGACTTTGCGACACGCACCACAGGCGCTCAACAAATCAATAGGACTTTAACTCTGCCATGGGAAAATGATGAATTACGACCGTTGCATTTGATATGTTCGGGTGGAAATGCAACTGGATTAACACCTTCAGCTACAACCGCTGGTTATATTGAATTAACAGACGGCGTATCAACACCAAGTCGTTTCATTTTATCTGGATCAGTAGGTGAATATTTTAGATTTAAAAATTCTAATTATCAAAGTGGCATTGTAAGCAATCAGTATCGTCTAAAGTTTGGGTTAAATGATTGGCAGTTTCCAACTGGCAATGAATTTGTTCCAAGTCCTCTTGGAGCATCAAATCAAATTGTTAGCAACATGAAATTGGTAAGTCCAATTAAGTTTGGACCAACAGCATTCTGGACTGGCTCTAGCGGTATTAACGTAAGAATTGATGATCACAATCAATCGGTATATAGAGACTACAGCGGCTTTTCTGGAAAACAATCAAATACACAAAGTCTGATAGGATGGTGGGATATGGAAATAAATGATTCTACTACAGGTATTAGCGCAGAAAATAATTCTAGCAAAAAGCTAATTGTATCAGGTTATGATCCATCCACTTTAAATACTAGCGTTGCTGCTTCAGTGTCACTTACAGAAGTTATCAATGCTCAAAAACAAAACATAGAGTTGCCGTTTGGCGGATTCCCAGGAACAGAAAAGTATGGTTAAAGAAATACAAAGCAAATCAATCGCTAAAATACGCGATTTCGTCGTCAATGCTTGCAATGCACAAGTAATGCAAGAAGTGTGTGGATTCATTGGATGGGATAGTCCCGAATATGTGGCTACAGTTGAAAAGAATGATGCCGCTGATCCTAAAAACTTTTTTGCAATTAATCCAGCATCTTATTTAATGTTTGCCAGCGATAATGATATGTTGGCTATTTTCCATAGTCACATTATAGGAGATGAGAATCCATCTGAGTTCGACATCAAAATGGCGGAGGCGTGTTGCGTTCCTTTTGTTATTTATTCTCTCAATACTAAAAAATTCCATATTTATGAGCCTAGCGAATGCGAATTGGATGTAAAAGCATTTGCAAGGTTAAAGGAAGCTTTCAAATGACACAAGTAACACTACATGGTATATTAGCAAAAGAGTTTAAAAAAACTTTTAGCTTAGCAATCAAACGCCCAAAAGAGGTTTTTGATGCTATTTCTTGCACTCATAATAATTTTCGTAATCGAGTGGTCGAGCTTGCTAATCAAGGCGTTCATTTTACTCTGCTTGTAGATGGTAAAAAGATGACTACTATCGAAGAGTTGTCTATTGTGTCAGATAATCAACAAATTGATATTGTTCCTTTAGTATGTGGCGCTGGTAAAGCTGGCGCTATCATTGCTATTATTGCTTTAGGCTTCTTGACTGCTGGATTGTCTATTGGACTTACCACTTCAATTGGATTTGGTATGACTGGGGCGACTTTGGTTAATATTGGAGTGGGAATTGCTATGATGGGCATTCAAATGGCACTCGCCCCAAAACCTAAAATGGATAGACCTTCTGCGGATGTTAATTCCGCAAAACAATCTTTTCTATTTTCTTCGAAAGCGAATACTGCGGAACAAGGCATTCCTGTTCCTGTAGGTTATGGCAGACTTAGAGTTGGTTCTGCTGTTATTCAATCGACCATCAAATCTTACCCGCAAGCATTTGAAAAAGAAAATTCTCTATTTTCAGATGGACAAGCCATTAATAATGATAGAACCTCATAATGAAACACGTTAATAAAAAACTTTTAATTAGAGGTGCTGGTAAAGGAGCGCCGAAGCCAGAACCCGCTATCCTAAATCCACCAAAACTAGGAGGATTTAAATCTACTGCTTCATATAGTGTAGGTGAAATTATTGATCTTATTTCTGATGGACCTATTGAGGGATTAGTAGATCAAAATGGAGCCATATTAGAAGAAAGCATTTTTAAAGGTATTTATTTAGATAATACGCCTATACAAAATACTGAAAGCTTGAATCCCTCAGAAAGTTATGGCAGTTTATCAATTGTCGATTTCACTAAAGAGATTGCTAGAATCTACATGCAAAATGAAAAGTTCAAAACAATTGTCAAGGAAAAGATGCCAACTGAAGGAGTTTTTTATGCAAATTATAAAGAGGGATCTATACCCTTTATACAGGCGACTGTCCCTCTATATGAACAAAGTTGGAAGACGAATTATTTTTTCACTACACTACCAGGATACTGGACACTGAAAAATAATACAATTGAAATTCACCATGCTTCTCCAATTGTCAAAAAATCAGCGATTTTAAATTCTTTTGAAAGACATATTTTGGATGTTTCGCAAAAAAATAGCGACCAAAAGGCTAGATCAATTGCCCAAGATAATATTAAAACATTAGATAATATAAAAAAATTAATAGATCAATCTAATTACGTTTCTAACAAGAGTGTTCCTGGGCGCGTTAATTCTTCTTTTATTATTATTGATTTAAGTGATCAAAAAATAAATTTAAATGAAAAAATTCTAAGCCTTCAAGATATAGATTTTTCAATTAAAGGTTTATCTGATAAGTTCGATTATGTATATACATTAACTCAACCAGTCATTTCAAATGGTGAATACACAGGAGATGTTAAGAGCATGGTTATTATTGCTGCTCCATTGAGGCAATTGAGAGATCCAAAAAATGCAACAGGCGACTGGTATTACTTCTCTAAAAGTTTATTAAAAGCTTTAAATCAAAACAATATTGAGTTGCAAGCGTTAGAAAGAACATCTAAATTACCTGATAGAACTAACGAATTATTTAATTTTTCTAATGTATCGTGTCAATTTAAAAATGGTGAAGAATTCCAAGCTAGTTTAGGTGGTTTTGATAAAGTTATTAATGATTATGCTTATGAGGCGAAGTTGCTTGGACCGTTTATTAAATCGCAAGCAATACAAAGAATTATCGTCAATAATAAAGACACTCAATTTAGGCTCGGTGCTGCTGGTTTAAATAGCAATAATTTAAGCATATCTCAAACAGCTTTGATTGCTGGACAAGAAGGATCGAATGATAAAAGAGCTTATGGAACAACTGACAATAATTACTCTGATTGGAATAACGATAACGAGAAAAAAGATTATAACTCTTTGGCTGTAACACATACTGTCGAAAATCCTTTTGTTGATAAGGTATCACTTTCAATTGTTGTTAATGCGCTATCAGACACAATACACGTAACTACTACAAGCGTTAAAGATGTCGGTAAGTTAGAAGCTGGTGCAAAAATCCCCTCAATCGTAGCAATCAAAATTGAAACTGGAAAGATAACAAACGGAGAGAAAAAAGATGTTAAACCGTATTCTTATTCTATAGTCGGCTTAATTGAAGGTGCTTGTATAATTGATTTCGGCGCAGATTATAGTGAAGCTGAGAATCTATTAAGAGACTCTGTTAAATTGATTGATGGTGAAAATTTAAATGACGCAAACTTAACTCGCCCATTTGATCTTCCATCGCTTAATGATGGCGAAGATCCATCTACTACCAAGCGATATATCAAAGTTGTTAAATTATCTTGCGAAACAAACTCAACTCTTATCAACAAAGAAATCTCACTGGGCAAAGTAACTGAAATAATTGACCAAAGACTTTCTTATCCATTTTCAGCAATTGCTGGAATTAAATTAGACGCTAGAGCTTTTGGTGCGATTCCAGAGCGTAGTTATGACTGTAAATTAAAAAAAGTTAAAATACCCTCGAATTATAAAATCATAGATTCTGAAACTAGAATAGATATTCGATATGTCAAAAGCGCAAAAGACTACACTACTACAAAACAAATCTATGAAGGAGATTGGGACGGTTCTTTTGTCCCTGGTTGGACAGACAATCCAGCATGGATATTGTATGATCTGCTGACGAGCAAGCGTTATGGATTGGGGGCTTATATTGATGAATCACAAGTCAATAAATGGGAGCTTTATAAAATCGCTAGATTCTGCGATGCAGTAGATGATGAAGGTTACTTTATTGGCGTTAGTGATGGCGTTGGCGGATTGGAGCCGCGATTCTCTTG